ATACAGAGACGCTCGGTCTACATTTTCGCTGTGGCGACTATGAGTTCTATAACATGGGGCATCTTATCTTTACTGGCTCGTCTTTGGGAAAAATTCTCACCTGGTGCTATAAGCACGATATGCCTAGAAAGGTTAAGGTTTATACAGAAAGCCCCGACCGATGGGAAAAGGCTCTTGAAAGCTCTAATGACTATACGCCATACAAAGGTTGTTTCCAGTTTGAGCTTGTTGTCGAAGACGATCTGGCGACGTTCTTCAAAATGGCATCTCACAAGTATTTTGTTCCGTCGGTTAGTACATTCTCTGAATGGGCAATATTCTTGGGAGACGCCGCTCAAAGCGACCGAGTTATCTGTCCAATTCGGGCGATTATGAGTAATTGTGGTACTGACCCTGTTTCAACTCTTGACTGGGGCAAAGATAGACTTTTAGCCCTTAAACTCTAAGAAAGTGAATCTTCAAATCACAAAAGACTACGACTGGCGAACTGAGCAGTTGGTCGTTTTTTTGACTAGCTATTCCCACCCTCTTTTTGAGTCTAAGTACGATGTTCTGAGATTTAAGTTCGATATGTATGACATCCTCATTATGCTTGATGAGGTAGAGGATATCATCGATCAAGCTTTTAAGACAATGCCAAAACTTAGAACAGTTATTGTTTTGGGCATGTGCAAGGATAGCGTCGCAGGACTCGAACTCACAAATAGGCTTTTAAGCAATGAGAAGTACCGTGGGAAACTTCGATTCGGGTTTGTTGGCATGATTACCTACGACCTTTCGGCTACTTGTTCTTTGCACCCTGCTTTGCCTAAAATTAGCACCTACATGGATACTATCTCTAAAGAGCCTTACAAGAGTCTCCTTGCTAAATATGGCAATACTGAACAGGCAATTGCTCGGATTAGAAAAATAGACCCTGGCTATCATCCTGCCATTATCAATTGTTATTCTTTCAACGCTAGCAACACATACGACGTAGAGAATAACAACAAAATTTCTTATCTCCTTGATGAATGGTGGTCTCTCAAAGCTCCTGGTGATTTAGAGGAGAGATTTGCTCATCGGCACGTACACATCAATTTGTTGGAGAGGACAAACAAATTCTCTGAAATGTTTGATGAAGCCTTCCGCATCACTGAAGGAGGCGAAGTCACCAAACAACACTATAGGCTTTTCATATGAATCTAGCTATAGGCAAAAACTACCACGGAGATTGTAAGCAGTTAGTTGTTTTTCTCACTGACTGGTTTACGTTATCGGCAGAGCTTTTCGATGTCGTCAATGTTTCCTACGTGAAATGGGAGTCATTGCTCATGCTCGACGTTATCGAAGAAAAGATAGCTGAAATTTTTAGTTCTTTGCCTAAGCTTGAGACGGTTGTGTTTATGGGGTTCTGCAAGAATAGCGTCGCCGCAATCGAGATGGCAAACCGCTTTATCCGCAATCCTAAGTTCAACCAAAAAATTCACTTCGGGTTGATGTGTCAATTTGGCGAAAGCTTCAAAGATAGGAATTTCAAGAGTGTCTACAAAGACAAAATCCAGTCCTACCTCAACGTCAAAGATGACCCTGAGTATATACCGTTTTTTGAGAAATACGGTAGCGCAAAGGAGAGGCTTGAGTTCTTTAGACAAGCTCCTGTTGATTATACGCCTGGCGTTATTGCTGTGTACTCGTATGGAGATGTCTACCTTTCTGACGAACGAGTTTGTGTTGGCTTGGATAGCGTAGTCGATAAGATATATTCTACGAAAGCTCCTGACTCTTTTAGAGAGTCTCTAACTCACGTGCTTATTCAGAGAGCTATTGTTTCTAGCGTAACCGAATTTATGTGGTTGTTTGAGGAGGCGTTCAAGCTTTCTGCTGAAGGTAGTAAGTCTGAAGGTAAAGCTGTTTGGAAGGAAATTTCCCTGTCGGACTCTGCTATTAGGAGATGCCTTGCGTAGTTTTATCAATTACGTTTGATAAAAAGGCTGTTTTTAGCGGTTTTGTCATTCATGATTGATGAATTCTCGGTGTAAATTCTAGCATCATGGAAAAATATCTCTACGACAAAATCGGAGTAGTCAAAGACCCGACTGAAGGCGATATGGATATTGCGGACTTAAAGGGGTATATTAAGTTTAACGTAGAGAATTTTACAGCTCCTCGTTATGGGAAAAATCTTACCTTTTATGTCTTCAGTAACCTGGATAATGGCGTGTCTGTGACCTTTGATAAAGCTGATACGACGGCATCTCTCTATTCTGTGGATTTAGAGGGTAGCTATTACAAGCACGTCTTCAGAATTACTGTAGGCAAGAATCCTGCGCCAACCACTAGAACTATCACAGGTACAGTAAGTTTGAACGTGCCTGATAAGGGCAAACTTGACGGTAAAATCACTATCTACCAACACGCTGGCGTGGACGATTGATGAGTTCAATCTTTTTCTCTAAAGTCACAGGGGAGTATATCTTAGCAATTCCTAAATGTGGGTGGAGTCTTTCAAAGCGGTCGAGGAATCAAGATGGCTCTCCTTGCTTGAGAGAATTGCCGTTCCGCCAAGAAATTTTCTATTGTCACGGCATCCTTGTTCGTGAGCCTGTTGCAAGATTCAAGTCTTGTATTAGGGACAAATTTGTCCGCCAAGGGAAGAAATATGCTGGCTCTCATGAAGTCAAAGCAATAGCTGCTAGCTTTGGTATTCAGCCTGAAGAGGTCTGTTTGATGAGCATCGACGACATCTTGGATAGAGTAGAAGATTCTATCCCTAAGCTAAGATATGGCTCAACTAAGCTATATAAAGGAGTTCTCAATGAACATCTTCAGCCTCAATCATACCAAGTCAAAGAATACGCCGACGTCGATATGTCTACTAGGCTTCGAGATATTCGCCATGACAAGGCTTGGCTTTCAGAGCTAGGAATAAACACTTGTATTAGATTCAACAACACCGAGGGAATTAGATTCCCTTTAACAGAAGCCCAAGAAGCTAGAATTAAATACCTCTATGCCGATGACGTGGCTCTGTACGAGAAATACAAAAGGCAAGTAGATTACGGAGAGATTCCTTTTCCATAAACTGAGGTTAGGAGGTTGGTTTTGTTCTTTTTTAGCAAGAAGACAGGGGAGTGCGTACTCGCAATATACAAGTGCGGTTGGAGTTTGATGAGACGGTCTGTTTCTTCAGACAACCAACCTGTTATGGAAAAGTTGGAGGGATGCAACTTTTATACTCACGATATCCTTGTCCGTGACCCAGTAGAGAGGTTTATCTCATTCTACAAAGATAAAGTCGTTCGTGGTGGTGACTGCGAGTGCCTTCAAAGCTTATGTAAAAATTTTAGCCGATCTCCTGAAGAGGTTAGGCGCATGAGTATCGACGAAATTCTTGATGAAGTGGAGGAAAAATTGCCTGCGCTTAATTCGTCGGCATGTAATGAAATTCTCAATAATCACTTAGCCCCACAGCAATACATCATTAACACGTACGGACTGCACGACGAGAACACGAAGCTTCGTGACATCCGCTACGACATTGAGTGGCTAAAGTCTCTCGGCATTAACCCTCAAAATTTTTATAACAACACGTCCAACGTTCTTTGTTACGTGACGAAGCGAGAGAGGCAGAGAATAGCCTCTGTATACAAAGACGACGTCATTCTTTACGAAAAATATAAAAACCAAAATGATTATACTACTCACAGGCAAATCTGGCTCAGGTAAGACAACTCTCGGCAAGGCAATTTGTGAAAGAGTTGAGAATTCTTGCTTGTTGGATGGGGATGATTTAAGAGCGACGGTCGATAAAGACTTAGGCTTTACAAAAGAGGATATTGCAGAAAGATGCCGACGAGTTGGCAAGTACGCAAGATTCAGAGAATCAATGGGGAGCAGTTTGGTTGTAATAACTATCATTGCGCCACTCCTTGAGCCTCGGCTTGAATTAAAAAGACGCCATAATGTAATAGATTTTCTCATCGAGCAAAGTGGCGTTGAAGAACGAGACGCTAAAGGCTTATATAAATCTGGTAAAGCTATGCCTTACGAGAAAGGAGAGCATGATTTTGTTGTTTGTGTGGATGGAAAGACTGTTTCACAATGCGCTGATTACATATTAGAAGTCTTGGGTTTTTGAGTACCTCCGAGAACGTAAGTTCTGGGTTTTGTGTAAAAATTTTTATAGCCCTCCCCGGAAAACCCAATAGCCGAGAAAGTTGAGTTCCGGACTCAAGTTTCTCAAGATGGTTTGGTTGGTGGCTCTCCGCATACGGGAGGGTATTTTCTGATACGCCATGGCTTTTGAAAGATACATAGACGTCCCCATTCACATTATTGTGGATGAAGAGAAGAAATTCGTTCTAGCGAAGGACTTCCAATTGAGCAACGCCGCTCAAATCAACCAATACCGCTTGCTCGGTAAAAAGGTAAAGTCGAAGAACTATACCCCAACTGGCAATCTCACAACGCAGGTGACCATGAACCTGTACGTGGACAACACGTTGGATACGTATCTTTTCTTAGCCAAGTGCGTACAAAATGAAGACGGTTTCTCGATGACCGTCGGTGATTCAGAGTTCAACTACTGCTACGTGGACTCTGTGCAATTTTCTGTTTCACCATTTACGCCTGTGATTCTCGCAATGCAGGTGACTTGCTGTGACGTCCAATCAGAAGGGTTGATTCCTTCTACAGAGATTAACTCTGCTTCTTTTGACCTCGCCAACGGTGCTAAGTCAACGTTTAAGGCTGTCGATGAAGAAGGCAACGAACTGCCTGTCCTTGAAGCTAATGTGTCCATTGCAGGGCAACGCCAAATCTACTACTCACCTGGTAGTACTATCCCTATGAGGGATACGCTACAAAACTGTGAATTGACTGTAGATTTGAAGCTAGGTGGCATCGGCAAGTTTGTTCAATACGACGTCTCTAACACAAACATTTCAGTGGACTTTACCATTAACACTCTGACTGGAGAACGGTGTTTCGGGATTGCTGACATTCTGTCTGACCCAACCATTCTCAACGAAGACGGCAAAATGGAAATGGTCGTTCAACAACAAAGCCTTTCTATGGAAGAAGGCGGATTCCTTTCGGGGAGCATAACACTCAAAGCAATTCTTTTCTAAGAGATGGGAGTTCATTACTGTAGAAAATGTGGCAATAAGATGGAGTATACGTACTCTAAGCCAAAATTCTGTAGCTCCTGTGGCGCATCTCAAGAAAATGCAACCGCAGAAACTGCTACTGCATCTCGTAACCCATATCAAGAGATGCTTGCCAAAAAGCGCAATCAACAAGAAGGCATCGAAGAAGATTCCCTTGTCGTGGATAACAATATCCATATGTCCTCAAGCAAGATTCATGCGCTTGCTTCCAAATTGAACGTTGAAGTCTCGGACGCAGGGGAGGGCATCGGTCGAATAATTCATCTATGACGAAGCCCTCTGCCCCACAACCCAATTCTCCTAAACGCCCAACGTACGAAGAGTGTTTCCCGAGAATCGACGCTGTTATCCAAAAAAACTACAAGAGATATCATCTCAACGGTTTGTTATGGATGGACTGGGAAGACGTCCAACAAATTATACGACTTCACATTTTCAAAAAGTGGCATCTCTGGGACCCAACCAAGAAGTTGGAGCCATGGGTTAATGTCATTACTATCAACCAAATCCGCAACATTATCCGCAACAACTGGACAAACTTTGCTCGCCCTTGCTTGCGTTGTGAATTTTTTGATGGTGATGAGAACTGTGAGAAAAACCACGATGGTCGAGTATCACGTGAATGTCCGCTCTACAAGAAGTGGATGGATACAAAGCGTGCCGCTTTAGACTTGCGCATTTCTAACTCATTGACTGGTAGAGAAGAAGAACTCTCTCCTGCCATTGAGCAAGAAGGCATGGATGCAATCATCATGGATGAGTACTTCGAGTACATGTACAAGACGTACGACCCCATTGATGTGTTCATTCTTTATGAGACTTTTGTAACGGCAACTCCTGAAAAGGAAATCATTGCCAAGATTCAAGATAAATACGACGTGATTATCACTCTTACCAACTTGAGAGAACGTCGTCGTGCTATCAAACCGATCGGCATTGAAGTCTTGAGGAGCTTTCCAAACAACATAGGAGAAAACTAATATGTCTGAAGAACCTCCTAAAAAAAGAGGGCCAGGACGCCCACGAAAGCCCAAACCTTTGAATCCTGGTCCTAAGAGAGGTCCAGGAAGACCTCGTAAGGTACAACCTGAACAGGATGCGCCAAAGTCGGGCGCAGGTCTGGGCGTGGCTATTAGCCAACTTGCTGCTTTCAAAAAGGCGTTCGGTAGTGATGAACGTGTCGAGCTAACACAAGCTCAAAAAAACCTCATTGACGCTAGCATTTCCGACGTCTTTGACGTGTGCGAACTTGCGCAATTTGTTTTTGACGACTCGTCATTGCTGAATTCTGATGAAGAAGTCCGTGCAATCAAGCGTTACCTCATTGACCGTAATGACGTTAAGCCGATTGAAAACCGCACGCTCCTTGAGTCTATCTCTGATGATGAGAAGGACTACTACGACTTTACTCCAGAGCAAGAATCTTTGATTGTTGAAGAAGCTCAGTCTGGGTCGTCTATCGTGACCATTGCAAAGCTTGTTTTCCCTGGTGAGGACAATAAGTACTATGCGCCATTAGGTAGAGCTTGCCGTCGAATTCTCTACGTCTTACGCAAGAATCGTATTGACCCTAAAACCGTCCGTGAAGGTGGTCTCTTGCTTGAATACCGTCCTTCTCGCACGAAGAATCAAGCGGTAAGAAAGGTTGTTCTCGCTACAGGCTCGCCTCTCGAAGAGTCGATGCTTACTCGTAATGAGTCTCTTGGCATAGATAAGATGATTCGCAATATGGCGACTGCTCGATTTGTCAAGGTGATGAATGGTTATCCAGACGCCACTGACCGAGAAATTTTCGAGCAAGAGTTTGTCCGTCAAACCTGGAACAAACCTGACCTTACGCCAGAAGACGTCAACTTGTACATTCTTCTCTGCAAGAACGTTACCTACTTGGAAACTTTATCCTCGCAAAAGACTAAGCTTAATATGCTTATCGATAACTTGGATGAAGACCAAGAATACTCACGCAACCTCTCGGACTCCATTAAGACGCTCGATAAGGCTTACCAAGACTGCTCTAAGTCGATTAAAGATTTAACTAAGGAACTTCAAGGTAACCGCCAAGAACGTCTTAAAAAACAAAACCGTGAAAACGTCAATATCCTCAACATCGTTGAGGCTTGGAAGGACGAGAAAACAAGGCGTGAAATGATTGCTATCTCCAAGAAGCGTAAACAAGTTGTCGCCGAAGAGGTGGACGAATTCGCAGAAATGGATGAATTTACCGCACGAATCCTTGGCTTAAGGAAGGAAGACGTATTATAATACACCCATATGATGCGTTGTCAAATCTGCGATAGAGAATTTGAAGATCGTAAAGAACTTCATAAGCACATTAAGTCGGAACATAGTGTTTTAGTTAAAGATTACTATGTGGCGTACTACCCTCGGAAGTGTCCATACTCTGGACTCACCATTGAGTACAAAAACTACGACGAATACTTCTCTACCTTCTTTTTCTGCGACAAGTACGCAGATGACTACTTCCGCACGAAGTGGAATACAAAGGAAGCTCGTGATTTGACCATTGAAATCTTCCGCAACCGCATTGAAAAGAAGAAGTTACTCCACGCTCCAACGTATCTGGAACTGAAGTCGCTTCAACTTCCTTCTCTGAAGCTTATCACCAAGATGTTTGGTAGCTATGGGGAGTTGTGCAAGATTGTGGGGATTCCTCTCCTCTTTAAGAACAGGATGCCAGCTGAGTTCAATAACGACTACTCCAACGTGGAAATTCTTATTGATACTCGTGAGCAACGCCCATTGACTTTCAATAATTGCCGTGAGGTAAAGCTTGATACAGGCGACTATACAGCAGGTGGTGAGTTTTTTACTCATACGTTTGTTGATAGAAAGTCTGAGGGTGATTTTAAGGGCACTCTCTCTGGTGGTTATGAGAGATTCCGTAGGGAACTCACTCGTTGCCGTGAACTGGGAGTGTTTATGTTTATCGTTGTTGAAGCGTGGTTTGAAGACCTCGAGAGGAACAACCGCTTCAAGCCACATCGTTGTAACTTGGATTATGTCCTCCACAACATGCGAACGCTTCAGCATGACTTCTACGACTGTTGCCAGTTTGTATTCTCAGGCAATAGGTCGAACAGTCAAAGACTTATTCCAAAACTGGTAGCTCTAGGAGACAAAGTCTGGGGCGTTGACATCCAGTACTATCTCGAAAATTAGCATGTGGGAAGAAGGCTCTCAGAATAGACCAAAACATAAGGACGTACTCGCTGAATGTGAGGCATTAAAAGGTTATCTCGATGATAGAAAAGCAATGGTGTCGTTGGTGGAATTCCTACGGAATGACCCCACCTTCGCTGCCAACCTGCTGTTAGGCGTTAAGTTGTTCCCTTTCCAGCACATGCTGATTAAAGGGATGTTCAACACAGACTACTTTCTGGGAGTCATTTCTCGTGCTGCTTCTAAATGCTCAGAGGAAAATTCTTTAGTCATTACCGACTCTGGGCTTAAGAAGATTATCGATGTTGAAGTCGGTGAAAAAATTCTTTCTAAGGAAGGCTACAACCTGGTCGAAGGTAAAACCGTCAATCCTAAGGAAAAAACGTACAAGCTTGTCACTAAAAGTGGCTATGAAACTGAAGGTCTGGACTACCATAGGGTATTAGTTCTTAACCCCGATCTCTCCTTTGACTGGAAGTTTTCTAAAGACGTCAAGCCTGGTGAAGTCCTGGTGATGAAGCGTGGGGAAGCAGAATTCCCTGAACAAGGTTGGGACTTCCGCCAAGAGTTCAATCCTGAAGAAAATGTCGGTCGATCTAACTTCAATCCGCTCAATGCTTCTCTCGAAGAGTGGTACTACTTTTTCGGACTATACATAGGCGACGGCTATTATACACCTAGCGACTGTACAGTTACAAATCAGGAGCCTGAAATCATTGATTTCCTCGTTCAGTTCTTCGAGAAGATAGGGTTGTCACCTAAGAAAATTCGCCGTGAGACTGTTTCTGAAACGTATAACGTTACGGTTTACAGTGTAGACTTCTCTCATTTCCTTACAAAGGTCGGATTTAGCCCTTGTAGGGCGTTTCAGAAGGTCTTGCCATATAAGTTCACCAACGCCTCTAAAGCCTGTTTATCGGAGTATCTGAAGGGCTTGTATGATACAGACGGTTATTGTTGCACCAAGACTGGTAGAAAGACTGTCTCGCTCGGCTTTACTAGTTGCTCGTATGAGTTGATTAAGCAGACTCGCTCGCTCCTGCTCATGATGGGTATTTCTTCCAACACGAAGGTTTGTTTCCCTGGTGGTGAAGCTACTTTCTCTAATGGCAAGAAGTACAATTGCCGTAAGGCGTGGTGCTTGTACATCTATGGCTCAACCAACCAACAAAAATTCTATGAATGCGCAGGGTTTAGAGTCAAACGTAAGCAAGAAACTCTTGCCCTCGCCTATGACGTTGATTCTTGTTTTTGCGATGGCGTTCCGTTCGTTGGTGACTACCTCCGTGAGAAGTTCAATAAGAAAGGCTTCTCTTTCTTCTCTGATGGCAAGAAAACGTCGTTCCATTTTAGCAAGAATACCCCTAAGAAGAGTCTCCGAAATTTTGTTGTCGAAGCTAAGGCTCGGCATATCTTAGACGAGTTAGACGAGACTAAGTTTGATACTCTCGCAAGAGAAGATTTGTTCTTTGAGCCTGTCGCCGAAGTTATCGAAGGTGAGGCTGTAACGGTTGACTTACAAGTAGCCTCTGAACATTGTTACGTCTCGGATGGTGTTATCAACCACAACTCTTTCACAACAGCTATTTTTGCCGCCTTGTACGCTGTTTTCGAGCCTGGAGTAAAGATCGGCATTATGTCGGCTTCCTTCCGTCAGTCTAAGACGATTATCAAGAAGCTCGAAGATATCATGCTTACACGTGAGGCTTCTCTGTTTCACCAAGCTGTTACTCAAGGTAAGATTCAAAAATCGACCGACCAGTGGACCATTGACATCGGTAGAAGCTCGATCTCGGCTATTCCTCTTGGTGACGGCCAGAAACTCCGTGGCTTCCGTTTCAACGTGGTTATTGTTGACGAATTCTTGCTGATGCCTGAAAGAATTTTCAACGAAGTTATCAAACCGTTCTTGGCTGCTAATGCCGACCCTGTCGCCATTGCACGTACGAGAGCTATTGAAGACCAGTTGATTGCTGAAGGCAAGATGAGGGAGGAAGAACGTATGAAGTTCTCCTCTAACAAAATCATCATGCTCTCATCGGCAGGATTCAAGTTCGACTACATCTACAAGGTCTACTGTGAGTACGAACGTATGATTACCATGGACAAAGAAAAGCGTGACGTCTCTGATGATGTGAGTCGTGCAATTTTCCATACGTCGTACAAGATTATTCCTAAAGCTATTTACGATGAGAAACTCATCAATGAATCTAAGGAAACAATGTCTGAGAGTCAGTTCGCACGAGAATTTGGCTCTGTATTCACGGACGACTCTTCGGGGTACTTCAAAATGTCCTCGATGATTCGCTGTACTCTTGAAGAAGGTGATGGGCAATCCGTGGAAATCTACGGTGACCCTAAAGCCAAATATATCTTAGCCTTTGACCCTTCGTGGTCTGAATCTGAAGCATCCGACAACTTTGCTATTCAAGTCCTTAAACTCGACGAAGAAAAAAAGAACGCCATTCTTGTTCATGGATACGCTATTCCTGGTACTCCTCTTACTAAGCATATTAAGTATTTCAAGTATCTCTTGGATTCTTTCAATATTGTAGCCATTGTAGGTGACTACAACGGTGGTGTGCAATTTATCAACTCTTGTAACTTGTCACAGGAATTCAAGGACGCAAAACTTGAACTCAAGACGTTTGAATTCGACGCTGAAGATATGACGGCTTACAAGGAGGAACTCGCCAAGTTAGTCAACGTCTATAACTACGAGGATAAGAGAATCTGTCACTTACGTAAGCCTAGTTCACAGTGGATTCGACAAGCGAACGAAAAATTGCAGTCTGCTTTTGACCACAAGAAGATGTTGTTTGCGGCAGCTGCGGTTGGAGATGAATTCCGTGCGATGTGCAAGCACCAAATCCCAAACCTTGACGAATTCCGCTTCTGTAAGAACATTGATAACCCCACCATTGTCGATTTCATCGAACGCCAGAAAGAAGTCGTGGAGGCTACCAAAAATGAATGTTCGATGATTAACCCTCGCCAGTCTGCTACAGGGACGCAGATTTTTGACCTTCCAGAAAACTTGCGTCACAGCCAGTCTCCTAATAAGCCAAGAAAAGACTCCTATTCAGCTCTTGTGTTAGGAAACTGGATGGCGCAGGTGTGGTTTGATATGCAAGACTTTGACGGCGTTTCTTATGGGGCAACGTTTACGCCGTTTATTATCTAAAAGTTAAAAGTACTTTGAAAGTCACTTTGCTGACTTTCTGTGTAAAAAAGGGTATGCCACGTAAGTACGAAAAACGCTCTCCGTACTGGAATCAGCGTAAAGGCGAAAGTAACGCATCTGTTGAGAGTCAAGAAGCTCGGCTTGCCTCTTTCTTCCCACAAAGTTTTGGTGAAGCTTACGCAGAACAATTCCCTGAAGATACCACATCTCGCCGTGGTACTAATGGAAGAAGCTCGGCTATCGGTAAGGAACGCTTCCAGTTCTCTCAAATTAAGAACGCTCTCTTGCCTTACGAACTTAACTCACGTGGTGGGTTCTACGAGATGAGGGAGGCGATAGATGTCGTTCAACGAGCATATTCTTCTGTGGGTCTTGTTAGAAATACTATTGATATTCTTTCTGAGCTTACTGATGAATCTATTTTCTTAGAAGGCGGTAGTAAGAAGTCGCAGAATTTCTTTAGGGCATGGTTTGAAACAATTGGACTCGACGCCATTAAGGAACAGTTCTTTAGAGAATTTTACCGATCGGGGAATGTGTTCGTGTACTCGCTCTTCGGCGACATTTCCTATGATACTTTCGGTAAGTACCCACGTGGCTCGACGTCTCACAAAGTTAAAATTCCGATTAAGTACACGCTCCTTAACCCCTACGACGTTGTTTGTGATAGCTCTTCTAATTTTTCCATTCGTTCGTATGGTAAAATTTTCTCTAAGCAAGACTTCCTTCGCTTAAAAGACCCTCAAACTGACAACGACAAGAATTTCAAAAAATCCCTGCCTCCCAAGATTCAGGCAATGTTTAACTCTGGGTTCTATACTGGAGAAACTAATTATCCGCTTGAATGGTCGAGGCTCTCTGTTTCTTTCTATAAGAAGCAAGATTATGAGCCATTCGCTATCCCCTTTGTGTGGCCTGTCCTTCGTGACGTTAACATGAAGTTGGAAATGAAGAAGCTCGATACCGCTATTATGCGTACGATCGAGAACGTCGTTCTTTTGATTACCGCTGGTACTGAGCCTGCTAAGGGTGGCGTCAATCCTCAAACCGTGGGTTGTTTGAAGGAAATGTTCCAGAATGAGAGCGTCGGTCGTGTGGTTGTGGCTGACTGGACGGTTAAGGGTGAGTTCATTATCCCTGACCTAAAGAAGGTCCTCGGTCCTGAAAAGTACGAAATTCTCAACCAAGACATTAAGGAAGGTTTGCAAAACGCCTTGGCTATGGAAGGTACTTACTCTGGTATTTCTGCCAAGATGAGAATTTTCCTTAAGGGCTTGAATGTTGCTCGTACGCACTTCCTCAACGACTTCCTTATTCCACAAATGGAACTTATCGGCGAACGTCTTGGCTTTAAGTCTGTTCCTGTGCCTAAGTTTAAGGAAATTGACTTTGAAAACGCCGAGTCTATGCAACGTGTAGCTTTGCGCCTCTATGAATTAGGCGGTTTGACTCCTCAACAGTTGCTTCAATTCTTCGAGACTGGTGCGTATCCTGAAGCCGACGAAGTTGACGACTCTCAAGTCGCATACATCGAAAAACGTAAGGATGGCTACTATAACCCGATTGTTGGTGGTGTGCCTATGATTAGTTCTCGCTCTGAAGAAGAACGTATCAAAATTTCCAAGGAGCAAATGGAGCTTGACCAAAAGAATACTGACCGTCAGTTCCGCTTGCAGAAGGAACAAGCTAAGCAACAAGCGGAAAATCCACAGCCTGCTGTTCCTAGCAATACGCCTAAAGTTTCTACAACAACCAAGAAGAAGAGTGCGTCTACTCCTAAGTCTAGTGAAACGACTAAAGTTCCTGGACAAGCTGGGCGTCCTTCTGGTGCAAAGACTAGCTCCGCTTCCTATGAAATGAGCAAGGTTACTGAAACCGTCCACGCTTTTGATGAAGCTTATAACATCATGGAGCAAGCTTACATGGAAAAGACTGGAGTCGATGAACTTTCCGAAGAACAGAAAAAGTCGCTCTATAGCAATATGACCACGGTTGCTTGCCATTTCACTAAGGAGGAATGGAATGAACAGGCTATTGCGGCTGTTCTTCATCCTGAAACGCTGTTGACGATGGATGTATCCCCTGAAGTTTATGAAATTATGGCTCAACACGAAGGTCTGGGCGACTGGGGTGCTATGATTCTTCGCAATAGCAAGTAAACTCGTGTAATTACTATATAAAATGTACTCGATCGCATACCTTCCGATTGGCTTTAAGTGTTGCAAGGTTGCCGAAGAATTCGTTTCTACTGCTTCCAAGGAACTATCTTCCTTAGTTCCTCCTGGAGTAGATTTTCACTCTAACTCAGATTTGTTCGGCGTAACGTTCGATGCTGCTGTGGTTGGTGTGTTTAATAAGAACGATGACGGTGTTCGAGCAGACGACGCTCTCGCTAAGCTCTCGACCTTCATCCATAAGCCTTGTAATTATGGACACAATACTGATGTCGTTGTTGGGCATATCCTCAATTATGGATGCTCAGAATACAAGGGAGAAAGAATCCTCTCTGAAGAAGAGGCTCGGAATCTTGGAGTTTTTGACATCTCTCTCTTTGCTGTAGTCTACAAGCGTTGTAATGAAGCTTGGCGTGTGATTAACTCAACCCACGCTAATTTCCCAGAGTTCAAGGGTATTAGCGCAAGTTGGGAAGTCGGTTTTAACGTGTTCGACATCGCTATCTGCGCTGATGATACGACGACTATTGCTGAAGCTGAAATTGTAACCGCTGAAGACGATCGCTTCACAGATCTCTCTTTCCGACTTCGTGCGTTTGGTGGCTCTGGTATTCTTCCCGATGGTCGCAAAGTCAAACGTGTTCTTAAGAATATAACTTTCCTTGGAATCGGCTTTACGGAACGTCCTGCAGCTGACGTTGACCCTGTCGAGTCCGTCGAAAAAGCAGTACCTATTCCTCTTGAGCCTCCTTTGGAAGACCCTGATGAATTCCCTGCTGTTGCTCAGGTTATCGAAAATCCTGTGGCAGATTCCTCTGATACTACACTTTTTCAAGAGGAAAATAAACAAAATAAAGAAAATAGTGTAATCCAACAAAGAAAGCTTGACATCAATATGACTCAAGAAGACTTCACTAAATTGCTACAAGAAAAAACTGCGTGCGACGAAGCCGTCGCATCTTCTCTGTACGATGCGTGCAAGGAAGCATTGCGTGAAGGTAATCAGGAATATCTCAATCAAATTGCTGATAAGGAAAAGGCTCTCGCTGAAGCAGAAAATGCGAAGTCTGAATACGTTGCAAAGATTGAGGAGCTTGAAAGCCGAATCGCAGCTTTTGTCGCTGAAAAAGCAGAGGTTCAGGCTCAGGAACTCTTTAACTCTCGCATGGGAGCTATTGATGAAAAGTACGCCTTATCACCCGAAGAACGTGAGCTTATCGCTAAGAAGCTGAATTCTCTCGCTTCTGAAGAAGACTACTCTTCCCTTTTGGATGAGCTTGCTATCCTTTGGAAGTCTCGCACGGTTGTTCCTGCTGTGGAAGAGCCTGTCGTCGAGGACAAGGCTATTCTCGACGAAGCTAAGGCTTCCGTTGAAGAACAAGTACTTCCAAACAAGGCTACGGAAGAGCTTTCCTCTATGGAAAAGTTTAAGGCTCTTGCCTCTAAGGTAGAAATCCAACTTTCCTAATTTCCTATTTCGAGATAGAATATGGCTACACGTCTACAACCATTGAAAATCGTAGAAGAACACGATATCGTTCCTTTCTACGCACTTGGGCTGGATTACGCCAACGAATCATTTGCCGATTCCGGCACTGGTGACATTGGTGTTCTCGTTGCTATTGATAAGGCTGACCTTGACCAAGAAGAAGTTGTCAATATGGACACCGATTATCTTGGCAAGACTAAGCCCAAGCACCTCGGTACAAAGAACTTGTACCCTGTAAACCCTCTTCAGGTAAAGCCTGCTGTTAAGGGTGACGTTCTTTTGGGCGTAACCTCCTGGGGTACTGCTAAGTATGACGACAACGGCGAAAAGCTCCTTAACAAGCTTGACGTCGCTGCTGCTAACCACGTGCAGATTCCTGGTCGTTCCGTACCTATCGTAACTCGTGGATGGCTCTCCTTCAATATCAATGCTTTTGATGTTGCTGATGAAGCCGATCCTCAAATCGAAGTTAATGACAAGCTTACCCTCAGTGGTACAAAGGCTGGAAAGTGGGCAAAGGCTGTCGATGGTGATGAAGTCTACGGCATTGTTCGTGGCAAGGGCACTACCCAAGACGACGCTGCTCTTCCTTACTTCCTCGTGCAGTTCTGGGCTAAGTAATAAAAGTTAAAGTTCTAAAAGATGAATATTACTATTACTCATTCGCAAGAAGCCTGTGAACTCGTAAAAGCTTTGGCTTCTACCGACAAGGAAACTCGTTACAACGCTCAGGTAGCTATCGCCGATATCATCGGACCAGTTCTCGAAAAGCAGAACGACCAAGCTCCTATTCTTTGCAACCTGTTCCGCCTTCAAACGTTCTCCGACGGTTCTAATCCTACGATTCCTCTGGATGCTTATCGTGAAATCAGCGACAGCAACTACATCAAGTTGTGGCAATCCAACATCGCAGGTGGCGTTCCAACTAACGAAGTGTTCCCAAGCACGGCTGAATTCCATGTAGCTCTTTCCCACATCGAAACCGCTACGGAATTCCACAAGAAGCACATTGCTCAGGGCCTCATCGACGTTGTTGCTCGTTGCTTCGAATTCATGGGACAAGAACTCCTCGTCAAGGAAGAAACCGCTTGCGCCAACACTCTTATCGCTGCTTTGGCTGACGCTGAAACCAACGGTAAGAAGCACGTTATGCGTTCTAGCTTCAAGGGCCAGTTCACCTTGGATGACTTCGGCGCACTCCGTGTGTTCGCAAAGCGTCTCTATACTTCCTGGATTAACGGTACGCCTACTTCCGTTGGTAAGAAGGGCGTTACGGATTTGTTCATGGGTCCAGAACTCGTCAATTCTATCTTCAAGATGAGCTACAACGCTGTTAATACGCAGCCTGCTCCTATGGAAGGTGCTTTGAAGAACGGTCTGCTCGCTCCAGAAGATATTCGTCGTCAACTCTACGCTGCTTCTGGTGACTTCTCCCTCCTCGGTATTCACATCCATGAATACAACGAATTCGGCATCGGCCAACGCTATAACGAACTCTTCGCTAAGCTTGCTGGTGAAACTGAATACGATGGAGCTAAGTTCGACAAGTCCGCTGAACAAATTATCCTCGGCATCGACTCTTCCGTCGATTCCCTCTATCGCTTCTCGACTGTTTCTGACGACGGCCGCACGATTCAGTTCCAACCAGACGACTCCTACACGATTCGCTCTGGTAAGATCGGTTGGTACGGTGGTAAGGACGTGGGCCACATTGTCCTTGATGACCGTGCGCTCTCCGCTATCATTGTCTAAGACACTAACTAAGAAGAAT